ATATCTAATTTATCTCCAACCCAGGCTTTTCTGAACTCAATGTGTTCTTTTCCTGCTGAATCAATATATTTTAATCTGTTACCTTGTTGTGTTAGTACACCTTTTTTCTCAAACAGGTCGACAAGTCCACTGTATGGATCCATTCCTGTGTCATAAGGAATCTTGACTTGAACACCTTCAAACGGTTTTGCGTATCTTGTCTTCATTACTTTACAAGCGGCTCTGATACCTCTTACATCTGTGACTTTGTTTCCTTTTTCATCTTCTTTAAGTTTTAATTTTTTCATTGCAACCACAATACTTGATGCATAGATAAATCCTTGACCACCTGATATTTTATCATCTGGATCAAACATATCCTGTGATGCGTATGTGTGGTTAGTTGCTATCATTCCAACATTCCAAGAGCCAAACATATTCACGCAGTTTCTCACAAGAGCTGTTAGTGCTTTAGGTTTACGTCCTAAGTCACCCTTCATTTCGCCTGCTTCAAACTGGTTAACGTCTGTTGGAGTCAGCATCATTCCTAGTGAATCAATTACAAATAAAACTTTTGGAGCACCTTCTTTGTTGTCTGCGTGTTGCTCTTTATAGCCTTTCATAAACTCTGATACCGTCTTTGCAACGTCATCTACCATAGACATACTTAATTTTAGAAGTTTGTCTTCTGATGTGTCTACTTTCAGTGCTTGTAGCCATTGCTCATCTAATGCATTCTCTGTATCAATTAGTATAACAAATATACCTTGTTGCTGTGCATTTTTAATAATGTTGCCTGATGCAATGTAACTCTTACCTGCACCAGACTCACCGGCAAGTACTGTTACTTTGCCTAGGGGAATACCTTTATGGAAGTCACCAGTCATCAAATAGTTCAATGCATAGTTGCCTGTAGATATCCAGTCTGTAGGGTCATTGAAACCTATTCCTAATCCTTGAATGGATTTTGTAATGCTTTTTCTAAATTTTGTTGCGTCAAATACTTTTGTCATTGTACTCCTTCTATTATATCTATTTTACTGTTTTTTGTCAATCTAACTGTGTTCTCCCAAGTAATTTTACCAAGAGGCAAGTTACCAATACCGTTTGTTTTTTTGTAAGGATCAATATTATTATCTTTGCACCATGAAATAAATTCACTATGGAAAATATTTTTTTTATTTTCAAAACTTATTTTTATATCTGCTCCTATATAGTGATTATTTTTTTGTTTGTTGTAATCGCTATTCAATCCATCTTTCCATAAATCTATATAATTTTTTCCTAACTCATTATATGAAAGATATACTTCATTTTCTTTTTCTTCAAAATGCGTATAATAATATTCTGATTTTTCTAGAGGTATGCGTGGTGTTTCTTTACGCAACTTTGTCCATTGTATTTGTAAGTTTGTTGGATTGTCAGTAAAATTCTCTAGTGCATGAATGCAATAGTTTAGATCCCGTACACTTTCCTTTACTTTTATTGGCGCCATAATCATAAGTTTAGTTGGATTGTCAAATTCTCCTGATAATTTTTCAAATTTGATATGTAATTCATTGTAATCATCTTGATCAAAATTTATTGGTACCTGTATAAATTCCTGTTTTAAAAAAACATTTACATTGTTTATTGCGGTAATAAGATCTTTTTTAATTTCATCTATGGTTTTGTATTGGTAGAATGTTCTTCTATGATCTATATCTTCACTGTCGCCTACGTATATGGATTTTATTAAGTTTTTCCATTTGTAGGCGACAGAGTTATCATAAAGTTTTAAACGAAATGCTGGTACACCATCAATTTCGTATAGCATGACTTATTTTGCTTGTCTTGATCTAATTAACTTCAAGATGTCTTCTGCTCTTTTGGCACTATCAGTGCTTGGTTGTGCCGGAGCAGTTGTTTCTACCGCTGGTTTTTCATTTTCATGCGAGTGTGGTTTATCACCATCTGCGTGACTATGAGTTGTACCGTTGTCATGTGTATGTTCAACTGTTGCAGGTTTGTCTGCTTGTGGCAAACTTACTTGACTTACTTGACTTGCTTGTACTCCTGCTGGTCTAAAGTATTGTCCATACTTCTCAAGATCATATGCCTCACCGTCCACAGATTTTTCAAATAACTCTTTGATTATTTTAACTTCTGCTTCCGTAGGCTCTTTTGGTCTAAAGTCATTTAGATTATGTAACCCAAACTTTTCAACAGCACTTCTTTCCGCTTCGTCGAGTGCTCTTTCTCTTCTTGACCATTTTGATGTTGAGTAATCAGCATAACCACCTTTAGTGGCTTTTGTGATTCTAAAGTCAACACCTCTTACACTATCAGTTGGTAATTCTTCCATTTCTGGATCCAGTAATGCCGCTCTGATTATGTTAAAGATTTGAGGACCAATTATAAATCTTCTAATTGGATTCTCTGGTGTTGTGTCCTCTGCTAATGGATTTGTTGTAACAAAACCTTGGAAAATATAACTTTTCTTTTTCCAATATTTTCTGCCCATGTCTTCCATGCTTTTGTCTTTGAACCATGGTCTAACTTCTGTTAGCACTGGACAAGTTTTACCATACATCTCCATACAAGGAACCTGTACAGTTACTGGTCTTGAATCAGTTTGACCTTTGATGCCTGCGAAAGGCAGTTTGATCATATTTCTTTCAGTCCAGAAAAATGTATTGTTTGTATCCTTATCTGGCAAAAATCTAAGAACTGCTTCGTCCCCTTCTTTTATATTCCAGTGTGGATAAATGGCGTTGTCTCCGCCAGTTGATGAACCTGAGCGATTAGGTTCTTGAGATTTAAGTTTCGCTCTTATTTCAGCCAATGTAGCCATAATGTAAGCCTCCTATTTGTGCCTATGTTTGTTTGTGCCTAAATGTATATTAGACATATAGTGCATAATATACAACTATATTTATCTAATGTCTACTACTATTATTGGTAAAATGAAAGTGATTTGATTCTGTCTAATTCTGGATTAGATTCTTTTACTGGATTTTTTAATTTAGCAAAATTCTTTGCTAGGTATTGCATTGCTGTTTTTGCATCACCAGTCTTGAAAGCAGATTTGCCATCTTTATCTAATACATCGTGAACCATTTTTCCGTCATCACCTTTGTACATTGACACATAAGGTTTAATATCTTCAAATGTTACTTGCTCGCCTGCAAATGCTGGTTCTTCTTGTGTTAGTTCTGCTTTTCGTTTTATTAATTCTTTTTGTAATTCAGGATCTTTTGATGTATGCTTGTCCATTTGTATATCTTGTAATGCTTTTAATTTTGCTTCTTTGTCCTCTTGATCTTTTGGATCTTCGTCTATGTTGTTAACCCAGTTTTCAAATGCTTCAGTTTCTTTTGCTTTGCCTTTGATGTCTTTTTTAGGATTATAATCTGCAGGATCCATTCTTACTTCGTCAGCAAATCCAGGATCTTTTTGCATTTTTTTGTAGTCATCAATATATCTTTTAGCAAGTTGAATTGCAATTTTTTTATTTTTAATATAGTCAGGTGTTGGTTTGAATGCGGCTGATTTTTCTTGATCCAATCCATCTGCTACTCTTGATGCAAAGTTAGCAATTCTGTCTTCTTCGCCTGATTTAGTTAACATTCTTTCTGCTATGTCTGACATGATAGAACTTAACATTGTGTTTTTGTCTTTGAATTTTGTTACTGTTAATAGTTTGTCTGCTGATGCATCTTTACGTAGTACTAATTTGTTTTCTGGATCTGTTAAGAAACTTGTAACAATACCACCGTGATCTACAGGTGGTTCAATTGGTGCATCAATTGGCTCATCATCTGGTTCAAGTTCGTTTACTTGTTCTTCTTTAGGTGCCTCTAGTTCGCTCATAATTTTGTGTATGATTGGTAATGCTTCTTCTACTCTTGAATCTAAGTTTCGCATTGTAAATTTATCTTTGTATGTGTTTGCAGTTTCGTCATCTAGTACAACCTCATCTGCGGTTTTAAAATCCTTACTTGCATTTTCATAATGTGTTTGTTTTGATAAATTTTTCATGTATTCTCTTAGATTCTCAAGTTTTAATTTTGTTTGTTCTATTATATCACCTGCGTTGTCATTTAACTGATCTTTATTAGAAACAAATCTTGAAAAAGAATTTAATTTTGCTATATCTTCCGAAGTTGAAACAATGTGTTGTCCAAATTCATCATGTGGTCTACCACCATTGGCAACGTGTCTTGTCATTGCTCTAGCTCCAGCTAGATGTGTTAATGGATATTTAAATCTTTCACCGTCTTCGTTTTCAATATATAGTGATTGAATTTGTCTTGATCTTGCACCAGGCACAGTCTCATCAACTGATCCTGAATGTCTTATAATTAATCTTGTTTTGTCTAAATTTTCGTATGAACGTTTTGCAGTTCCTGTGAGACCTTCTTTAACTTCTACCCCAGCTAGTTTAGTAATTCTGTTTAATTCTTCTGACATTTCATCAGTATTTACCGTTTTGTTCGTATCTGCAAGATTTTCATAATCCTGCTTCGATAGGTTGGATTTAGTAATGTCTCGTACGTCAAATGTTAAACTATGCTCTACAGCAAAATCCTTAAGTTCTTTTAAAAAAGCATACCATTCATCTCTATCTGATTCGTCAATTTTTGCTACAAGATCACGATTATAATACACCTTCATGTTTTCGCCATCTGCAATACTGACACTTACGGAACCAAACGTATCGGAATCTGGCTGAAACTCAAATTCAAAAAATACAGCTTCATTAGGATCTGCTGTTGCTGATCCGTTTTCGTCGCCAATCTTAATATTGGAAAACTGTGATCTGATTTTATTGAATAGATCTGTAGACGTTTTTGGATTCATATAGTGTATTTATTATCCGTAGAAGTTTCCAAATATAGGCATTGGCGTTGTTAATTCTGAAGTTCTATCAGTCCATTTTTCAAATATTTTTGGATCAAAATCAGCTAATACTTTCATCATACGTGTCATTAGCAAACAAGAACTGACTAGATCGTCGTGTTGACCAGGTTTTGCTTTATAGCTTAATCCTGTTGCTACAAAGTCTTTCATTTCACTGATAAGCAATTGTGAATTAATTTTCATTTTGCCACCTTCTACAAGTTCTTTAAACTTTGTACATGCATCTATTTTGTGTTTTGCAGTGGTGTTAAATCCTCGTCTAAATTTACGTCTGTGTCCTTTTCTAATAGGTTCACTTAAAAACATGCCCATAATATTTTCTTCACCAATGTCCATTACTCTCATAAGTGCGGCTTCACCAATAGTATTATTTTCCATAGAATAAAATATTTGCGGAGATGCACTTGAGTCTCTTTCAATTATTGTATCGTGTATGTGTTTGTTGATGCCTTGCAATATTTGAACCTGTTTGTTCATTGGAGTCATGTTATGATGCCATTCTCCAATCTGTTCAAAAGTTGGAAGTTCAAAAATTTGTATGGCGGCATAATCACCTCCAGTTCCCATACTTGGATCAAGGCTTACAAGATATGTCATACCTGGTGTTGGACGTTTGAACCAACGTACCTGTCCTGTTGTTTCTACAGGTGGCACCCCCTCCATGTCAGCTAATGTTAAACTAGAAATTAGTGTTTCATCAAAAATTAAAAATTCACACTCGTGCTCACGTCTAAATCTTTCTTCACCTATTCTTGATCTTTCTGTGTCTGCCCAAGCTTCGTCTCTGTCTGGATGTTCACTCCAATGGGCTTTCATTGCATAAAATCCGTTGGTACCTATAACTTTATCATTACCGTATTCGTCAAATCTTTTGTTTGCTTCTTTCCATATCATTGCAAATTGATCTTCATCACTATTAGGTGTAGATGTAATTAAACATTTACCTCCAGTTGATAGTGTTGGAGATAGTGATGTCCAAAATTCTTTGGCTTTTTCGGGTGGTTGCACGAATGCAAACTCATCACAGTATATCATTGTTAAGGACATACCTCTACCTGTGTTTTCTGTTGTGGTAGTGGCCATAATTTTTGAACCGTTATCGAATTCAATACTGTTTCTGTTGTATTGTGTGACACCTGCTTTGATCCAACTTGGAAGCATTTCATAGGCATAACGTACTCTTGACATAATATCAGATGCACCTGCATACTTGTGTGCCGCAATTAGTATTTGTGAGTCAGGTTTAAACATGGCATACCAGATTAGATAACCTGATGCACACGTAGTCTTACCAGTTTGTCTTGGTAACATTGAAATACTGAATCTATGGTTGTTGTATGCTTCAACTAATCTTTCTTGATATGGGTAAGGATCAAAAGGCAATTCACCTTTTGTAGGATGTTGTATTTTCATAAATGTTTTCATGAAATACAAAGGGCCAGTTTTTTCATCCATACACTTTTCAAGTTGTACAACTTGTTCTTTGGTGTACTTGTGTTTTTTATGCGCCTTTTTAATTTGGTCGCTGTCTAATGATACATACGCCATGGTGTAGTATTTAATAGTAAATGAATGCTAGGAAAAGACTTATTTTTTATCTTTAGCTTCTTTATCTTTTGCGGCTTTTTTCATTGGCTCTGTCTTATTACCATCTTTGTCTAAGTCTATGTAGTCTGGTTTTGCTTTTGCCGCTTCCTGATATGCTTGTTTAAAACCTTCATATTGAGTTCTTAAACTATTTGCTAAATCTTGTTCTGTAATAGTATCTTCCACAGCCATTGGATTATCGCCTGGATACTCTTTTTTGTATTGAACTTTTTGCTTGTTTAAACCACCTGAATGAACATTTACTAATGAATCAATGTCTTGTGTTTTTGGCTCGTCTTTTTCTCTGTCAGCTGGTGAGTTCGCAAAAGTTTCTTCTTGTTTTTCCATGTCAGGCTTTGTCATCATGTCACGCATTTTTGCCATCTGCATACTGCCCATAGCATCATCACCTGGCACGTCCATTTTCGTATTCATAGCACCCGGGTCCATTTCTTTGTCCATGCCGCCGTGGTCCATGTCTGGTTTGTCCATACCCATCATAGATGCGTCAACAGGTTTGACTCCTGCCATTTTTAATATTTGCATTAACATTCCTGCTTCTTCTGGAGTGTCTGCTGTAATTTTTATATCTTCTTTTACTTCTTTTTTGTCTTTTGTTTCCATGGTATTTGTATTTATCTCCTCAAAATCGCTATCTCTTAATGTATGCTCTTCGTCTCCAACTTTGAATTTATCACCTTTCTTCATGCCTGCCGCTTTGGCTTGTTGTACAGCTTGTGCAAAAGCATTGCCTTCATCTGTTTGACCTTCGTTTGCATCACCGTCATCGTTGAATTTGTCATTGACCATTTTTGCCGCTGTCTCTAACTCATAACTTGTTGGCATAGAAGCTTTTTTTGCTTTGTCCATTAAATCTTGTATGACCATTCTTTTTGGCATTTTTAAATCACCGTCATCATTTACATAATCTGTAAGTGCTTCTTCAGCTCCAATCATGATGTCACTCATTCCGCCAACTCTTTCTTGCACCTCGTCGTCTGCCATTGCTTGTTTGGTTGCTGTTGCATACATCACTGCGTCTGCATCTTTGCCATATCTTTTTTTGAATCCTGCTTTGTCTTTTTTCATGCCTTTAACTATTTTTTCTCTTTTGTCCATTTCGCCACCTGTCATTGATCTACCTGTTGTAGAATGCTCTCCGCCATGTTTTTCTGTGATTTCGCTTTGCGAGATTTCGTTCAATCTTTTTATGACGTCAATCATTTCCATATTATGCTCTCTTTGGATCTGGATGAGGATTAGTTGATTTGGTTAAAGGAGACATTGCCGACTCGTCTTCTTTGGTTGTAATATTTTCTTTTTCTTTTGGAATGTCTTTGTTTTCTTCTCTGTCTTTTAATAATTCTTTTAACAAACTCATGTTTGCTTTACTTGAATGAAAATCTTCTGCATTCACTTCTGGAGAATCTTTGTATTCAATATCCATTAATTTATTTTTGTATTCTGACTGTGTTGCCACTTGCATTTGTTCTTGATACTCTTCTGTTGGCTCTCCAGGCTTTCTAACAACAATGTGTGTTTGTGGAATATTCATATGCACACCTAGATATTCTTTCATTTCTCTTGCTGATGCTGGATAGTTTGTTGTAACATCAAATATAGTTACAGATTCGTTGCTTAATGCCGGAAAGTCTAAAGGCAAAGTTTGTATTGGAGTTTTTTTGCCTGCTGACATTTTTGCAACTTCAAATTTTGCCAGTGCAGTTTCCATTTTTGTTGTAAAATCTTTGTCTATTTCACCTACTATTTTTATTTTGTAGTCATACGACTTTGCTGATTCTGTAAGGTATTTTTGGAACGTGCTCATATGCAATATTTAGTCTTTTTTAAGCAGTTTCTTCATTAATTCATTACGGTCTGATATTACAAAACCGTCTTGTGCTTCAATTTGCCCGGTGTCTTTATCACCGTCTTTGTCTATCTTCATTTTTTTGAGTTGTAGTTCCACCATTTTTAATTTTTTATCAATCTTAGAACCTTTAGCATCTATGGCATTGCGTAGCATGGTGCTTGCAACCTCAAATATACGTCCAGAATAACGAGAATCTACGTTCATTCCTAGGTCCATTAAATTTTTATAACTTTCTTCAGCTTCTACTGCTAACTTATCAAGCTCTAAATCTGACAATTCGCCAAGCCCTTTTACCTGTGGCAGTGCGGCGGCAACTTTGTCAAATTCTGCATAGCTCTTTTCTAAATTTTTTCGTGTTTGCGGATCAACGTTTTTCATAACTTCTTTTGTTTGATCCCTATTGGCTTTAGCTTGTTCTTTTTTATCTACTTCTTTGAACGCTTGTTTTACATTTGGTAAATTTAAAATATCTTCTAGTTTCTTTGTCATTGTTTTATTTACTTACGTGTGCCGTTATGAAATAGTTGATCTTCTGATAAAACTCTAAAACGTATTTTATTTTGTTTAGCATAGGCATTAGCCGCTTCCCATTTTGCCATATTCAAAGCAACTTGTTTTTTCTTGGCAAAACTTTTACCAGCATCGACCATATTTGTTTGAGATTTAGGTTTTACTTCAATAAGTTCCGCATTCTTTTTTCCATTTTTATCCACGTACACTATAAAAAAATCAGGTACGTACACTGTATATTTTCCTGTAAACGGATGCCTGTAAGGAATCTTAATTGATTCACTGGCCCATTTTGCCACATATGGATGTTCGTCACACAGCCTCATAAATGCTTGCTCCCAACTGGAACGATAAGTTGGAGTTTTCAAACCAATATATTTTTCTTTGTTTTTTGGGAAGAATTTTCCCCGTGCAAATCTTGGCAACATTAATCTAGTATATTTCTAGATACAGTGTCTTTCGTATTTAAAGTTTGTCTTACTCCTAACTTACTAGACTTGTATCTGTTGGCATTTAATATTATTGTTATTATTTCAGATAATTGTGCATCAGTAATACCAGATAATTTGTCTAATACTTCTTGCGAGTTGATATTGTCAATTTTTGCTTGTGCTAGAATTACATAAGCTGTTGATTCTGCCGCAGTTCTTGCAAATCCCCTTTTTACAAAAAATGCAATAGCGGCATCGTATTCACCTGGAGAAAATTGATAATCGTCTTCATATGTTGATGTTGTTAGCTTTGTAATTGTTTTATCTAAATCGTCTTGATTTTTTGGAGGTAAGTTTGTATATATTTCTGCCATTATAATGATGCCTTCTCTGTTTGAATATTTACGTCCAGTGATGTTCTATTAATTTTTACATAGCCTTCTGTGACAAGTTTCCTGATATTGGTAACTGCTTTTGCTCGATATACTTGTTTTGTTGAGTCAGTTGCGCCGGCAAATTCTACATCACTTTGTGCAACTGTAAGATCTCTACGTGAGCCAATGTCCTTGTAATAAATTATTGATGCAACTTTGTCTTTGCCTGTGTCATCTGTAGTGACCAATTGATAAGCTTCTTCAGCAGTCAAATACAAATTGCTATCAAAAGTTGGATTTGATATTACTCTTGTATCTGCTCTATTTTGATTGTCACTTGTGCCTTTTGCATTGGCCGTGGTGCCTGCGGCTACTAGAGCGGCACCAACAATGAAAGAAGACACAGGATTTGTTATGGCCGCTTGTTTGCCAATTTCCTGTATACCTTTCTTTGCAATACCTTTTAATTCAGCTTTTACATCTTTTTTCTTTATTTTTTTTGCATTATTGTAAGTGTTCACTGCACCTAATATTGCTCCAAGAAAATTTCCGCTTTCTTTTGCTCTAATAACAGATCCAATACCGTCCACTATTCCGCCAGGCCCAAATATTGAATTTGTGCCTCCCCCTAAAATTGTTAATGGAGAAGGTTCCTTGTCATAGTTAATTGTAGCAAATCCTGGAACATTATTAGCATTAATGATACCTGATTTGTATAATACCGTTTCGTAGAATATTTGCATTGTGTTGGCCATTACACCTGTCCCATCGGCGTTGTCTAAACTGTCATGAGCAAATGAGCCAATGACTGGGTTGATTAAACGCATTGATGTAAATCTTTGTTTGTGTAACACAAATATTTCTATCCCTTTTAGATAAGGTTTTTTTCTTTGTCTTGGAGTATCCATACCAAACTTTGTTATTGTTTTTTTATCAATGGATTCATATAGATCATCTTTGGTAATATTTGCTATGTCAGATCTATTCACTGCCACTGAGTCGGCTATGTGATATTCATAATATTTCTTCCAAAATGCATTTACTGTGTCTGCATGGTCATCATGGAAAGTGATGTTTACTGGTTCGTAATTAATTCTTGTAGCCGCATACATTTTTTTATTATATTGATTTTTTTCTTCTAAGTTCAATCCATATCGAGGAAGATCACATGCCTTTACCAACATGTTTAATTGAAACCGTTCTGCAGAACTAAAACCGTCAACAAATAAAGTTTCGTCTGTGTTGAATACAACATGATATAAAAACTTTTGTTTTGGTAATAATTTAAAATTATCATCAAGATATAATCTTGATGCATGACGATAATCTTTCATTCCTGGAAGACCGTCTTGAAATCCTTGTAAGAAGTCGTTTACACTTGGCATAACTTTATTTATAGTCACAAAAAAAGCGCCTATAAAGACGCTTTTGATGTATTATAAATGCTAAATTAAAATTTTAATTATAGTCCACCACCTGTACTTAATGTACCAATAGTTCTTGTTACTGCTGTACCAATTCCTGTACCAGTAGGTGTCTGTATTGCATTGTCGTATCTTATTGACAATGTAATTGTAGCAGGATCTGATGTTGCGTATGCTAGTGTGTTGTAGTTTACGTTTTCAACATATGCACCATACAATTCAAATGTTTCTAAAATATTTGGTGCACTTGCGCCGTTACCACCATCAAGCATTTCAATTCGGCCTGTGAATTTGTAATCAATACCAGATGCCGCACTTGATTGTTCAAAGAAATCAAATTGTTTTTGAATCTGTTCACCAACTAGTTTGCTGACTGAGTTGTTTACGTCATCTCTTAATGTTACTGTGATTGGTTCCCAAGTGTGTTTACCTGCAACATATACTCTTGAGTTGTATACATCTAATGTAACTTGATCAAAAGTCAAGTTTGGTCTTGTGATGTCCACAACTTGTTTTGTTAATTCTGATCTCGGTGTTGATACTCCAAAACCTTCCAGGATCGCTCTAAAACGATATTGTAGTTTTGGCATCAATAAGCCTTGTGATGCTGAACTTTGATCGTTTGCTAAAGGTACTGTAAATTTTGATAAAGTTGATATTGCCATCTGTTTCTCCTATTTATTCAAAATTAGTTCCCTAATTTTGCTATTTCTCCTGTGTTTTTGATTCTTAATGGTATGAAGATAAATTCAACTGATTTCACAGGTTCAATTGCTATATCAACATAAAGTTCATTTCTGTCTATTCTTGTAGGCGTGTTATTTGTCTCATCACACACTACTAAGAAGTCAAACAATGCTCTTTGTCCGACCAATTCTAACAAGAATGATTCAATTGCTTGTTTTATTTCGTTCCTTGTCAAACCATCATTTGGTTCAAAAATAAACGGTTTTGCTATGGCATCTAATTGATTTCTTAGATACACTGTCAGTCTTGCTACGTTTATTCTATCAAGTGCCGATGGTGCTGATGTCTTAGTTAGGTTACCAAAGTTAACAATCCCTGCTCCTGAGAAGAAAGTAATTGGATTTATTTTGACATCGTGCATTGTATCTCTTATTGACTCTGTGACAGATATCTGTGAGAATTCGCCTTCACTGTCAATAAATCCAACTGCTGTTGCATTTGTTACAACACCACGTCTTGTGCCTGCTGGTGCAAACCATTGGAATGCAACATCGTCATTATTAGCAAAAGTTCTCAACATCATGTGTGATGGTGGTACTACAATTGAGTTTCCACCGTTGTCTGTTGATAATCCTGACGGATAAAATACTCCTAAGTATTCACTTGAACTTACTAACCCGTCCTCGCCGTCAACTGTTGCACCTGCTGAGTTATTTGCATAGTCTTGAATTGCTGTCGCTGTTCCTTCTAATCTAAAAGGTGTATCACCAATTACAAACGCTGTTGTGTTACGATCAGTGTTCAAAGCAACCATATTTGAAATTACTTCTGGATAACCTGGACAAGCAATAACATTGTAACCTCTTTGGTCTTCTCTAATTGCTTGGTTAGTATCTATTTCTGATTTCAATTGTTGCACAATAACTTTTCTTTGTGCTTTTCTTCCAAAAGTTCCTGAGCCATCTGCTTTGTTTGCTGATTTTGTTACCCATCTGTCTGGATAGTAACCACCTACAGATTCGTTATTGAATCTAGGGTTTCCTAATCCACTTGAACCTGAACTTGGATATTTTGTTTGATTTATGTAATTGTTTTTGTATTCTTTTACATTGAATCCAGAACGTCTAGTGTTAAACAACAACATTCCTTGAGGATATAGTGCTGGATCTGGTGCATCAGGATCTAAGAAGTTATCACTTAATAAATCTTTGATTGAACTAGCTGTCCCAGCCGCTGTAGAATTGTTAGCGTTCTTTTCTGTTGATGTGTGATATCTAGCATCAGCAAAAAGTATACCATCTTCAGTGGTTTGATCAGTTTTATCAACTAACTCAAATGCCGCACCAGTTGTTGTTACTGCTACTTGGTTGGCTGTGTTAGTTGAACTGATTGTTGCCGCTGTGTTATATTTGTAAAGTTTTGGATAGTTTTCTAAATCACTGGTGTCAATCCATAAATCGTTATTGACAAGCGGTGTACCATCTGATTGTGTAGTTGGTGCCGTGGCACTAAACTGTGGACCATTTGGATCTGTTGCTGAATAAGCATTTTTGTATCCAATAAATGTTGTTCCATTGTGTGCTAAAATATCAGCTTCATCAATCTTAGTGTCGTACCATAATTTACCGTCTGTTGGTTCACTTGTTGGTTCACTTGTACTAGCTGTGTAACTTAATCTTTTGAAGTTAGTAGCTATTACTTCGTTACCCACAGTTGAATCTTCCGAATCACCTGTTGGTGCAACATACAAGTTGTCAATTAGTGTTGTTGAATTTGCAGTGAATCCACCATATGAATGAGCGGCACTTGTTCCAAAGCCTGCATCATCGAGTGGAGTACCACTTGTGTTGTTCATTCTAAATTCACCACCTAATTTGTGTTTGATGCTGATAGCACCTTTGAACTCGCCTTCAGTGATAATTGATGCAACTAAATTAGTAAATCCCGCCGCGGCAAATGCTGTGACAAAATCTTCTGCATCACCTAATGTAGAACCATCACCTGAAGTCATTGTAACTGTTTTTGCAGTGTCTAATGCTTCTTGATTTTTTAATGATTCTCTGACTGTGAAAGTTTCATTTGCTGTGAAGCTTGGGAAAGTTGTTTTAGAATTAATAATTGTTTCGCCACCTTCATATCTAAAGATCTGGAAGTCACCCACATTCGTTGTAGTGTCATCTTGTCCGCCTACACTCTGTTCTGTAATGTTGAATTGTGTGTATAAATCACCAACACTTAGACCTGTTCCACCATTTGTTGGATCAAGTTTGAATATTGCTTGATGATTTGTAGCGTGCAATGGAGCAGATACTGCTGAGAATGCACCTGCTGATGAGCTGTAAAGTTTAACACTTATATTCGCACCTGAATTTGCAGATGTTGTTTTAAACCAAACAGATCCGTTGGGTCTGTCTTCGTCTGCTGTTTTCCAAGTTGGTCTTGATGTGTGTGCCGCTTGTAAAAATTTAGGACCTTGTGCTGTGCCGGCTGTGATTCCAAGTTCAGCCAATAGTCCTGAACCTTCTTCAAATCTAATTGTGTTAAATCCTGCTGTAGAGTCACCAAATCCTAAACCATTATGGAATATTTCTAGAGCACTTGTTGAAGTGTTAATGCTTGAAGATACTCCTGGAATACTAGCATTGTTAATAGCTGTGTTAACATCTGATAATGCTGTACCACCAGTTGTGACCTGCACTCCGTTGATCTGCATAGTTGCAGATCCAGTTACTGTTGTTCCTGATGCTACTGTTTTTACAGGTAGTGTCAAGTGCCAAGCACTAGAACCTACTTGTACCCAAGTGTTAATTGCAGATTTTTTGTAAATCTTATTAGTTACGTGAGTTGTGTTAATTGCGTAGTCACCTTGTGAACCAATGTTTGTTTTTGGTACGCCTGTTGAACTGTTACCTACCAGGTCAGTAACTGATGTGATCAACGTTGGTGTTTTTGCTGTAAATTTTTGATCTGTTTGCGACCATTCAAATATACCATAAGAGCTTGATGCAAGGTCAAACCAGTATGTTCCGTCTGTTGGTCTTACAGATGGAGGATTTGCACTACCAATTAAGTCTGCTGTGTCAACATTCGCTCTTAACACATACGCTCTGTTAGCAACGCCTAAAAATGAATATGCCGCTTGTAATCCATACTCGTTTAATTCATATCCGTGTAAAGGATTGCCTGAAGCATCTTGATAAAATTTTGGATCTCCAAATGTTTCTGTTAATTCTCTTTGTGATGATATTAGATATGCAGTGTTGGCGTTTGCAGTTTCTGTTCCTGCCGCTGTGCCTGAGCCTGCACCATTCTGCTTGTCTTGACTAGATGCTACTATAAAAAGAGGTGTTGTACCCGCATCTGATGGTACATAGAAACTTTCGTCTATTACACTTACCTCTACTCCTGGTGATGATAATGCCATTTTTCGTAATCTCCTTGCAAGTTATACGTATATAGATTATTTATTCAATCGTTCGGTTTTTACGACAAAATTTACCATTTTTAGGTCCCTATATAGGCGACGTAAATAGTGTATATGGATAAGAACATAAGACCTTTGTGTACACAGTGTAAAACTAGACCAAGAGCATATGCTTACAAAAGATACAACAAGATATATTGGAGAAGTTTGTGTGATAGATGTAACCGTATCAAAGCAGATAAGAAAGTTGGCGGAGTTACTGTACTTCAACGATCTGGGTATAAAAAACTTAAAAAATGTGAATTATGTGGATTCAAAGCACAGCATCAAGCACAACTGGATGTGTTATTTCTTGATGGAAATCTTAGGAATGTATCAGAATCAAACTTGAAAACGGTTTGTGCCAACTGCCAAAGGTTGAGCAGTGTTCGTAGACTGGGCTGGCGTGTGGGCGATCTTATTGCCGACGATTAAGCTATCTACTTTGTTGTAAAGATCCTGTAAAGTGCCATCATTTGTAATAGTAATATCATAATCACGTTCTAACCAATCCCACTCAGATTGATGTGCACCTTTGGATTGCATTTCTTTTTTAGTGGGCATATGTCCACGCTGTACACAAAGTATAATGCCACCATGTGCTTTTATAGTTTTCATTTCATTTATAAATCTAGTATCTGATATTACTGTATTTTGTCCTTTGTATCTACCCATACAACTGTCTAGCCATATACCATCATACATTTGTCCACGCATTACTTCTGTTCCAAAATGCTGTAGAACCCACCTTGGTGTAACAGGTTTCCCTAATCTTTCACTCCAATAAGCATCGGGCTGTTCTCGCCAATGTCTGCTTGATACAGTATCACCTTCTAACATTTCTCTATCCCAGTTAAACATGGCGGCCACAGCATCTTTTAAACTTTTAGCAAAACTGTCTTTTATATACCCGTGTTGTTGCACTAGTCTTTCTGCGACTGTGTCTTTACCAGAACCTATTAGCCCTACAATTCCTATTAGCATCTATTGATTATACTTTTTTTTGACTGGTTTTTCAAGTATTTTTTTTGCAATTTCGTACCAGTATACGCCGCTTGATCTTAATTGTGTATTTTGTTTTCTAAGCCTGTTCAATTTTCTTTTTACATTAGTAAACTTTTTTGCTGTCATGTTTGGATCGGTAGAAAGTTCTGCGATGATTTCATCAATCACAGGGCAACTGTATTCTGGAATTTTGGGGGCACGTGTTTTAAGTTTATGTAACGTAAATTTTTTCATGTATGTTAATTATTCTTAAGACGTTTTTCTATTTC